TAAGTTATTTGAAATAGCCATAAAACCAGTTTGCACACTATTTGCAAACGCTGGCATTTCACGTGTTAACTGATTAATTGAATTTGATAATGGATTGAAAGCACTTGAATAATTACCTACATTACGTTGATATTTACCCATAGAAGCATCAACTGCTTTTAAAGTAGCATCATATTTAGTAATTTTACCACTTAAAAAATCATATCTTTTAGCTTCTGCATCTGTTAATTTTCCGCTTAATTCTTTTTTAACCGCTAAATTTTTATATTCATTTGATAAAGCGTTTAGCTTTTGTTGAACTTTATTATATAATTGTTGACTTGCTTCTAACTTTGCAGTTTCTCTATCTAAAGCTTTTTCATTTCTTATCCTTGATTGTTCTAAACTAATTTCAGACTTTTCAAGTGCATTATTACTTATTTTAGTTCTATTTTGCGCTTGTGCGTAACGTTCTAATTGTATTTGTAAAGCAGTATAGGCTTTCTCTTGTTGTATTAATTTAGCATTTAAATCCTTAATAGCACTATCAGAACCGCTTGGAGTTTTAATATTTTGCATAGATTTTCCAGCGTTATCAATGTTTTTGATAAGCATTAAAACCTCGCTATTTGCAGTCTGTAAATCCTTTAATGCACTTGGACTTAAAATTTCTATAAATTCCGACATTATGCTACTTTTTTATTTTGTTGTGAAACTATATTTTGTGCTAATTTTTCAAGTGTGATATAAACCGCTAAAGTCATATCCTCTTTTAATAGCGAGTTGTTTGGTAATACATTACTTAAAACTCCTATACTATCGTAATAATCATAATCTTTATTTTGGCTTTTATTAAGCATTTCTTTTAACTCGGCTTCGTCAAAAGCTAAATCATTTTCAATCCAACCGATATTCTCGGTTAAAATACGTTTAACCTCGTCGCTAAAATCTACATCAACATTTATTTCTATTCCGCACCCTATTTTTAACGCTTCTAAATAGTCAATTCGCATTTGTCGAGTTGTAGTAGAATAATATAAAAATGCTAGAGTTTGTTTAATTATAGCTATTTTGTAATTCAAAAAAGCTATATTCTTATTTAATTCTAAATATCTTTTCGCTTCTAAATTATCTGACTTAATAAAAAAATCATCGTAAATAGATATGAATATTTCTTCTAAACCTTTCTCTTTTGGTTTAGGTTTAAGCAATTGATAGTTTTTAGTTTTCAATATCTCAAAGAAAACTTTTGCTGGAATATTAGTTGTGTTGTTATATTTAGGCAATTTTATAAATTTGTTTAATTTGTTGTTGTAATACTAATCGGTATATTTCGCTTTGTCTTTTATCAAACCAAACTTGGTTTAATCCCATAATAGCCTCGCCATATTTTACAATTAAACTTCCAGTTTTTCTATCTGAACTATCGAAAATAAATCCGTTTTGTGTTAATGGTTTTACAAATAATTTTGATACAAAAGCACCGCTATAAATTAAATCGACGTTACCAAAACCAGCTAAAGGATTCATTTGATTTTTTTCGTTTGCATATTCTCCACTTTGATAACCTCCTATTCGTTTGTTATCAGGTCGCAAACCACGCTCAAACTCGCTAATCTTTTCTTCTTTTAGATTTTTTTGGTCGCTCAATATTATCTTTTGTATCAACGATTCCATTACTGGTTTGCTCAGTATCGGATTCAATCTTCTCTGATATTCCTTTGCGCTTATTCCCACAATCTATACAATTTTTATCGTTATTTTCGGGTATTTTACTTAAAAACTCATTAATTAAGTCATCATTTTGCTGATTTGTATGTTTCTTAATCCAATTTACTTGCTCAATTACGCTTAATTGTTTGAAGTAATCTGCATCACTTCCGAATATATGCTTATTAAATATTTCCATTATTTACTTGTTTAAAAAACAAAATGCAACCAAAAATTAATTGATTGCATTTCATCCTTGTATTAACCACTAAAAATTATTCTATGACTTTACAAATATAAATAAAAAAACCATTGCTTTTACACAATGGTTAAAAATTATTTTTTATAACCTATTACGCTACTGGTGTAATCGAATCAGTAGCGCCTTTGTAATACTTGTTACCAATTTTTGCACAAGCTACTGAATTAACAGAATCATACAATTGTACTACAACTGGTGTAGAAGTTGTTAGTGTTGCAGTTGGTGTAAATGAATACTCTTGTGTTGTTGAATTGTAACTCAAAGAAAGTGCAGTAATAGTGTCAACAGTTCCCGAAACTGTAACTCTTAAATTTGCAATAGCAATACCACCTAAAACAGAACTTTGATTAGTAGCAAATTTTGCTTTGAAGTAAACTTTTGCATCTGATACGTCAGCACGTCCAGTCATTACAATATCTGTAATAGGGAAAATATCAGCGTTAACGTTGAAATCTAAAACAGAAGCATCTAAAATAGCTACATCTCTATTAAATTGAGTTTCGTTCATTAACTGAATAGTTGTTGAAACACTTGCCGAAGTCGAACCATCTGTAAACATATAAGTTCCAGCGTTCAACATTCCTAAATCAAAACCACTAAAAGTAGTTCCGTTTGTTGCTCCAGCTATTGCACCACTTGAAAACACAAATAAAACGTCATACGCTTGGAATGAGTTATAAGTAGACAAAGCATTTGCAAACAACCAACCTCTAAGGTATTTGAATGTAAATTGTGGTAATCCATTACGAACTACCGACATAACACCACCTTGATATTCTTCTGTTGTAGCCTCAGGTGTGTTATTCGTAGCTTCAACTGCTCCCAAAATAGGAATAAAATTACCTAATTGGATTTGCTCGTTAACATAGTCCTTATCGAATACATCAGTTGTTAAGTTAATTGACCATCCTTTAGGAACTAATATTTTACCAGTTAGCCTACCCTCTTGCAAAATGCAATCAGATAAACCTAAATTCTTACGTGTAGTAAGACAATCTTTTTGATTATATAAAACCATTTGATTATTGTTTAATTGTTAAATTGAATTGTTTGTAAGCAAGTCGATTGACCGCTAAATGTAATCTCAGCATCTAAAACAATTGCATTACATATATAAACCAAACTTTCTGTTTCTGTTTGTCGCAAATTATAGTTTTTAACTCTTTGCGTTTTAAAGTTGTCGTCTGAATATCTACTTATTCCGCTTTGTCTTAATGCTATTAATAAATTATCTAAAATAGGTTGTAATATTAATTTAAAATCGTATTCGTGTTGATATGTGTTAAATTCGCTTGGCGCCTGGCTTTCGTGTAAAATAACTATTCGAGAATTACGCTTAACACTTGGTTCTCTTAAATCGTTTACATCTTCACCCTCAACTAACCATATCAAAGGAAAACTTAATTTACCTTTTAAAGTTAGATATTTAGTAAGTACAGCTTCCGTTCCCCAACCATAATTTAAAGTAGCGGTTTGACTTCCTACAACTACATCAGGTAAAACTTCAACTATTCTCGCTAATTGGTCTTCAAAAACTATCATACTCCGAATGAATTAATACTTTCGTAAATTCTAAACGTTTCTAAATTAACGTTTGTAAAATCAGCTTTTTTATCAGTTAAATAACGATACAAACTAACTTCTATACTTTCATCTTGACCAAACCAATCTATAAACTGACCATCATTGTAAATGATAGGAAACCTCATATAACCGCCTTGATATTGTTGTATAAAGTTAGCATTCGCATTAGCTAATTTGTAAGCTGGTGTTACCATAGTTGCGCCTTGTGGCTTAACCTCTACGTTGCCTATTCCAGTTAATTGTCTGTTAGTATCAAATAAGAATGTTTCATAGATTTTCCAAGCAATTAAACTATACTCATAATTCAATCCTTGCCATATTTTTCCATCATATTCTTCGCCCTCTACTAACTTTTGATATTTAGCATATAGCGGATTGTCAAACTCATCCGCTATTGCTAATTGTAGTTCGTTATAAGTTGCTAAACCTAAAGCATTGACTAATATTGATTTTTCTACTTTCGTAATTAATTCCGTTAATGCATTTGCACTATTTGGAGTTTCCAAAGTTGGATTTGCTACTATCATTTGAACACTCAAAGGAATGTTTAAAGGATTAGCTTGTTGAAAGTATGATAAATCAATTATATTAGGCATTTTTTTCTTTTTTCGGTTTAACTTCTTTTACCTCTTTATCTTTGTATAGGTGTGCATCTTCTTTCGCTACTCTTGTAGTTTTACCATTGTAGGTAACTTCTATTGTAGTTTCTAAATAATGTCCCATACTATTACGCTTTAGTTAATGCAGTAATAGCATCAGAGAAATCACCATAAACAAAAGCTCCGTAATGATTTGATTTTACTCTTTGTACCAATCTAGCCTCAGCTAAAACAGTCACTAAGTTTTTAGTAAAGTCATCATTTTCGTAACCAACGTTGATAGTCAATCCTTCTTTGAATCTTACACCAGCTTTTGAGAAATCACCTACTAGGAATTTATCTAAAGTTACTCCAGTATTTGTAACAACTCTAATTCCGCTGATAGTTGTTCCATCAGTAGCGATAAAAGGAGGCATAATGTATTGTCCTGTTGTATCTTTTGACAATTCCATTCCTGTTACATCAGTTGGGTGAACAACAATATAATTAGGTTCAAACAAGTTAACTCGAACTTGATTAATTGCAGTTCTCAATACGTCCCACTTAGTTGGTGTTGGAATAGACAAAGCAAAAGCACCAGCTGCCCAAGCAGTAGCATTTGTAACAATACCAGTCAAATTAACACCTGAACCCGAACCGCTTAATAATTGCTCATCAATTTTAAGGTTAATCAATTCTGTCAATTCTTGGTCAATTTCTGAACGCATTAAAGGCACATCGTCTAACATTTCTTTTGTTATTTTGATATATGCAGTTACTTTTTTAACGTTTGCAGAAGCTACAACTAAATCAAAATCAGTTTGAGATTTAGCAGCACCCTCAGCAGTCATTGCAGCACCACCCTCTACGTTCTTTTGCTCAACCCACTCCCAAACATTTGACATAATTGTACCAACGTTTACCAATTCTAAAATGAAAGGATTACGTCTTACAATTCTAGTAATACCAGCTTCTCTCTCAGCTTGTGGTATTTGTCCAGTTGTGTTAGTAGTAAGTGCCATAGTTCCAACCGCTTTTAATTGGATTTGTACACTTGCGCCTGATTTTTCTTTCATAGCCTTTAGCTCATCTGCTTTTTCAGCAAGTAAAGTACTTAATGTTTCAGGTGTGTTACTTGGAACTCCTTTAGTTTCCAATTCTAATACTCTTAAAGCAATTTCTTCTACGTTTGTTTTCATAGTTGAAACTTCTGCTCCTTTAGTTTCTAAATCTTTAACCGCTGATAATACTTCGATTAATTCAGCTTTAGAAACGCTTTCGTTTTTCATTGCGTCGATTTTATCTCCTAACGCTTTAATGATTTCTTCGTTCATCTTTTTTTAATTAAATTTGTTTAATAATTGTTTTAATTGCTCATTTATTTGAAGTGATTGCTCGGCTTCGATTTCTTCAAGTGATTTCTCGGCTTGACTTTTATTATTGTTTATTAATCCAGTTGCGTGATTACTACCAGCTACAACTAAACTACTTTCTCTTACATTTTGAGCCTCTTTAATAATATAGAAATAAGGAATGTACTCAAAATCATCTTTATTAGCTATTTTATTAATATAAGCATCATAATTGGCTTTTTCGGTTGCGTCCTCAGGATTGTTAGAATCCATTGCAAGTAAAATAGTAACATATCGCATTCTTACAGAAGCCTCAATACTATCGCCACTATCTAACCACTCTTTAACCGCTTCAATCTTAATTTGGTCTTTTGGTATTTTATAAACTAAAACTTCTGTATCTCCTTGATATGGTTGCCCAATTAAAGAGAAAGGAATTTTAGCTGTAAATATTTCTATGTGTTCTTTACGAGTTATTGTTTGCAATACTTCTAATTCGTGGTCGCAAACTAAATAGTTTTTACCTTGCGTTTCTTGTACTGATTTTTTCCATATCCCATTATCGTGTAAGTCGTCGTGGCTATCTAATATCATAGTTGAATTAACCGCTATGTAATAGAAATTGTCATCAATTCTTATATTTTTCAATTGGTCGGTAAACTTCAATAAATCCAAACATTTAGAAACAACTGCACTACCTTTATCTACTGATTTTTGGATAACAGACTTTTTAGCATCAATTAGAATTTCTTTGTTTTCTCTAATGTGCTTAAACAATTCCTCTTTTGAATTAAAAAAGGTATTTTCTCCGTTTGTGTTTGTTGATTTCCAAATCATTTCTTTACTTCTTTATCGTTGTTTTGTAATCTTTTATTTAATTCTTTTTTAGCTTTTTCGATTTGTTCTTTGCTAATTTCTTTGTCTATTTCTTTTAATGATAATTTAGTACTCATAACTATAAATTTAGTTTAGTCATTAATTCCTTTGTCTTTTGATTTGCCTCATTATTTGTCATAGTTCCGTTTTCAATAGCTACTTTAACCATATTTTGAAACTCGGTTAATGTTGAAATTTTAGCATTAATAACAGATTGCATAACTGGTAAATGGTCATAACTTGCTTTTAACTTTTCATTGCGCTCAAATAAACCCCAGCTTTGAGAAAGTGAGTTCATTGTGTTATCGGCTGTATTTTGTAAAGAGTTTTGAATGTATGATATTAAACCTTGCATTTGGTTTTCAAATGTACTATCCTTTGAGAATGGATTTATAACATTTTTATTCATCCCGAACGCTAATAAACAAGTATTAAAATCTGCTGAGTACTGCTCATCTAAATGCAATTGTTTCATATTAGAAACTAAATGCTTAAAGTCAACAGTTCCCCTATTGGTAAGTAATACATTTTTATTACCTAAACTACGCTCAATTGAACTTTTATCTGAGTCTTGAAGTTGAGCCTCGTTACCATCGCCTGAATTTACACCAATATATTTTTTAGACATTTCAAGGTTTATACCTTTGCTTTCTATATTTTTATTGATATTGTGTAGTATAGGTGCTATTGCTCTTACTCTACTTTGCGATTGTAAAAATGAATTATTAACTAATCCATTAGTCAAGTCGTAAGTAGGTATAATTGATTTTAAAGGTAAATTAAACGTTTGACCATCTAAGGAATAGATAATATTTTTTTCTTCAAACGCTTTAGCATCTTTGTCAGTAATTATAAATTTCTTTTGCTTGTGTACGTTATTGAAATCTATTTCGCTAGGGATAAGATTATAAATAGCTTTTGGTACATCATTAGTGAATGCTTTTACTTGATAAATATAATCATTTCCAGTAACTGATAAAAATACCATTTGCTGAAAAAAGAAGTCTTCTTTTGACTGGAAGTAGTTAGGAGAATATAAAAGTTTTGTATAAGGTGAATTTTCAATTACTTTGTCGTTACTATCGACGTGAGTAATTTTCATCTGTGAGTAGTAGTTTGATGCGAAGTTTACAATAGTCGATAATACTGGATTGTTTAAGTATAAATCCATATATCTACCATTATCAACAAAACCACTACCATCTAAAAAAGTATAAGAGAATTGTCCCGCTCGATTACGCTCGACACGAAATAATTCTCTACCAAATAAACTAATAGATTTTATTACCATTCTTATATATCTTTGTCATCACGACAATAATTAATGCAATATTACAAAATTAATTTATAATAAATATAAATAATGTTGATTATTTTATACGTTATGTTAAATAATTTGTTCTAGCATACCAACTTGAAACGTATTTACACGCATCAATAGCGTGGTCATTACCCTGCTCAGGCTCATCTAATTGAACACCTTGAACAACTCTCCAGCTATGATTTTCATATTCCTGTTGCAAGTTTACGCTTGACCTTGTATAATATACTTGTTTCTTTTGCAGTAGTTCAATTCCGCTTACTACACTTCCTTTACCTTTTAATGCAAATATAACATTAAATCCGCTATTTCGTAGTTTTTGTCCTTCTGTTTTGTTTATTTCGTTTGAACTATCAACTATTAATTCTTTTCGTTTGTCTATTCCTAAATTATGCAATTCATCTGATAAAGTACCTTGCATTATATTCATAGGCTTGTATAATAATTCTTTAAAAAAGAAAGTTTGGTCACCATCGAATTTCATTTCAACTAATGTTGTGGGTGCTGATAATCCGAAATCCATACCAAAATAATTATTATAAGGCAATAAATCAAAATCTTCGTCTGTTATAATTTGCCAATTCTTAAATATTCTGTTTGGTTTTTCTGCTTTCAATCCTAATCCGTAAACATTCCACATATAATCAGAAGCTGTATTCTGTTGGATATTATATTCTGTTGGTTCGTATGATAGTATTTTTTTCTTTTGTTCTAAAGGAACAAATGGATTATCTTTAAAAGTAGAATGAATTAAGATAGCGTTATCTTGTTTTACTAAGTCATCACTCCAAAGTTTACCAACTGGATTGTAATCCATAAACACCGCACAACTACAACGCATATCTAATTGGTCAAATGTTTCTTTTGGCATTTTGTAGAACTCATTAAACCAAAGATAATCAGAATGGTATCCGTGTACTTTCAACTCGTCATCTGTACCCTCAATATTAATAGTTGAACCATTAGGAAAAGTTAGAGTGCTTTCTGTTTTATTATATTTTACACTATTCCAATTATCTAAAGTAGGGTAGTATTTTAATATATCTTGTAAAATAGTATCTTTACAATCCTTTTTAGTATTTCTAAATACTGCTAATTTAGTTCTATCTTTAGTCCACGCTAATATCCAAAATATTTGAAGTATAGAGAATGTTTTACTTGAACGAGAAGAACCACTATTAATAATGTATTTATACTTTTGGCTATTTAAAGCATTCCAGTTCTTTTCAAATACTTGTGTAGCATTAATCTTCATTTGCTTTTGTAATTTCTACTTGAATAGTTGTAGGTATATTTTGTATCTTCTCACCAGCCGAAGTAATATCTGTTTTATCACCAAATACTTTTGGATAAAATTTAGCCATTTTCCATTTAAGAGTTTGAACTAAAGTATTATAAGTCGAAGCATCTATTTCTTTTGAAAGTAGCATATTTCTATAATCGTCCATTTCTTTTTCCAGCGCCTCTGCTTTGTCCTGTTGTGAATTTATATACAACGTTCGTAATTCTTCATTATCTCGCTTCCAACGTCTGAAAGTTGACCAGCTTGGATAATTGCTATTATTTTCTAAAATAGTCATTATATTGCTTCCTAATGCTACTTCTTCACAAATTTCAATACACAAATCAAAATTATATTCTGTTAGTCTTGCCATAATAATATTAATTACAACCGCAAAAAATAGCGTTTGGTTGATAAGGTTTTAATGGTAATTTTGTTTTACAATCTATTTCAGTATTTTCAACATAAAAATATCCATTTTGATTAAATAATGAATATTTAGCAGTACAAGTACAAACGTCTTTTTCTACCGAACAACTCGTTAAAACAAATAATAATAGTAATAATATTTTTTTCATAATTTACAAATTTAATTATTTTTATTTAATACCATACATAAAATAGTCAATTTCTTTTTTAAGTTGGTTAACTTTTGGATTTTCTATATCGTTAACTAAAAGATAATTTAAGTCTTTTATTTTTTGTTCTATTGTATATTTTTGTGAATATTTATGTAAACTTGTACAATAGATATCATTGATTCAACGCTTTCCATTAGATTTGATATGTTTTATATAAATAATCTTTGTGTTTATTAATAGTTTGCCACTCGTTAAAAGTTATAATCTTTTCAAACTCTTGTAACGTTTGTTTATGTGTTGCAACTAACTTTAATTTAGTTTGAGGATTTAAAGCGAATTGATTACTCTTTGCCATATTCTTTTATTTTAATATCGTACTGCAATTTTTTAGCTATTAGTTCTTCTTTAGTATATTTTTTTACTCGGTTAATATCACAAATGTTATCTAAATTAGTAACGTAATCTATTCCATATCTCGCTATTAATCCTTTTCGATAGTTTAATTCGTTTCCATTCATAAATCTATTACATTTTCTGCATTGTTTATGACAATTATTTTCATTAAATATCAATCCACTATAAACTTCTGCTTTATAGAAATGACCACCATCGAATGTGTCAGCAGTAGTACTATTACAACTTATGCAAGGTTTATCGCTATCACGCAATCTT